AACCGACGGAACAACAACTTATAATTGGACGGCGAATGGACCGATACCGATTAGCGGAAGTAATATTACAGTGAAATTTGGCGGGAATATTAACATTACTACGGCGGCCCAAACATTCAATATAACAACTTCAAATGTGACGATAGATGGTAGTAACAATACCGTGACTGTGAATAACTTTGCATCATTCCCTGGATTATTTAACATAGCCAGCAGTTTAAATAATATCACTTTACAAAATATTAAAATCGTCGGAAGTAGTGCTCAACCTACCAGTGGAATTTTAGTAGGGCCCACTACAACGATTTATCCGGATGGGTTCAATATTTTGAATTGTTCCGTAACTGGATCCGCAACAATCACACAAAATTCAGGTATTTTTTGCGGAATTAATACTAACTCGCCGGCAAACTTTCCTACATTTGGTAATACAACTGTTGAGAATTGCTTCAATACGATTCCAATCGGTAGTACACAATACCAAAGTGGGTTTTTTTCACATGGTCAAACCGTGAGAACTAATGCAAGATTTAATATGACGAATTGTTATAATTCAGCTGATATCGGTCCATCAGTAGCTTGTAGTGGATTAATTGGTACGAACTTCACAATAAATACAAATGCCATAGTAACGTTAACAAACTGTTTTAATACAGGAAATATTACAAGTAGTAGCCAATATAGCAGTGCACTCATTAATCCTGATATTATTTTTAATAGCAATAGTAGCATACTTAATTTAACGAATTGTTATAATACCGGCAATTTTGCAAATGTTTCAAACGCATTTAATTATGGTCTAATCTCGGGGTTCAGGGCTGGTAGTGTGGGAGGCAATATTAATTTAACGAATTGTTATAATACTGGAACTATGGCGACTGGTGGAGCGTTGATTCGACTTACATCAACGACTCCAACCAATTGTTATATTAATATAAGAAATTGTTATTCAACTACGGTTGCGGGTTTAGTTACTGGTCCGGCGCTAACCAATGTTACATCAACAAATTCATTTAGTACAGTGGGTGGCGCTTGGTCAGACGCCACGGCGATTTCGTCTTTATTAAATACACCCACCTCTATCTATAATCCCGGAACTGTTTGGGCATCTATCACCGCAAATACCCCTTATATATTATCTTCTATTACAGGAAATTTATATACACCTAATACAGCATCCACTTTATTAAATACATACACAACCGGCGCCGCTGCGTTTGGAACGAATTTGACCCTTGTATCTGTGAATTCCGCGAATCCGGCAACATACGCCACTATAAACGCTACAACCGGCGTGATTTCCTTTTCGAATTTATTGGGTGGGACCTATGTGGCCAGAGTTCTTTCGTACAGACTTACGAATAGTAAATATACGAATTATGTATTTTCAACATTTACAGTAGCCACCCCGCCGCCTCTATACCCCTTAAACACATATAACCATACCTTTTATACCTATTCAAGTGCAAATCCCACCGTATTAACCCGAACCATATATAATGCTGCGGGGGTGCAGCAAAGTGTAACAGACATGTCGTTCGGTGGTCAAAATATCCAGACCGTACTCACGGCATTAGACACGGGGTCGGGACCCTATACCATCGGTATAAGAGATACTTCGAATAATAAGGTTTCGATGGACCTGGCGTTTTTTGGAGCCTATAACACGACATTGACCCAAACCCAACAGAATAATATTATGACCTATGTGAATACGAATTTTAAAGAGCCACGCACTGCGGCCACCACTTATGCAGTGACCGTATCGGGTGGTGTATTTAATATAAATGGATCCTACCAAAATCTTACATTCGTGAGCGGGAATTTATATGTATTTGACCAAAGTAGTCCGACCAATATAGGAAATTTGTTGGTCTTGGGAACGACCCTGGATGTTTCGTCGTCTATTGTCGGAAATAATGTGATATATAGCGGAACACCAGGTTCCGCGAATGCATATACTCTAATCGATTTAAGTGGAACAAATCCAGCGACGACCAGCTTGAAATATTTCAGTTTAACAACAACGGGTCTGGGATTTGTGGTTCCCACGGTAAAGTATGTCGTCGGTGGACTAAATTGGAATGGTACTTATAATGTTACTAACGATTCTTTAGAGAACGGCAATACAATGGCATACTCTTTTAATGGTACATCGTGGACTGGATTAGGGCTACTTTTTAAATACGCATGCAATTCTATAGCATATGGAAATGGCGTGTGGATTGCGGGAGGTCGTAGTGATGATCACGATATGATGCGTTCAACAGATGGAATCACGTGGTCACGAATTTATATAACCGGCACAACGCCATTTTTCTCAGTAGGACCGCCGCCTTTTTACGCAACTTATTCAGACTTCACATACGATGGACCTGGATGTAACAAGGTAATTTTTATGAATAATAAGTTCGTTGCAATTGGTTCAACGTCTTCAATATATTACTCTACAAATGGAATTAACTGGTCTTCCGCTTCAATCGCCAGTTCAATGATGGTAGATATAACATACAATGGATACTACTGGATAGTAACTGGTTATTCGGACCTTTGGTATTCTAGTAATTTAACGTCTTGGACACAAAGATTTTCAAACGGTGGTTATTACAATCATGTATCGTTTAGAACGTCAGATACAACAATGGGATGTTTTATACCGTCTGGCTATTATAATAATACACAGACAACATCATGGACAGCAAAAAATGCTGGTATTACGATTGCTACGCAACAAGGTGGTTATAATATGTGGAGCGGTCACGCTTTTAATAATGAAATGTTATTAATTATACACAAATATAATTATGATACTGCCTCAGAGAACTCTCCGGCAGTTTATTACCCAGATACTAGAACCTTGTTAAATCCAGTTTCATTCAATCCAACTTTAGATGATGGTATCACTTACGTTAAAAAAATAAGTGAAATATTTTATGATAAAATATTAGATCGTTGGATCATAATCGCAATGCAAGGAGTGCTTGTCAAAAATACCAAAACATTTAGTTCTGGCGCCAACGACGCCAAATTTAAATCTATAACTAATTACTCTGCTGTGGGAAGTGCCATTACAATAGAATCAACTTCCCGCGGAACCCTGCTTGGTTAATTACGTGCACCTAAATATGAAAAAGCGTAAAAACCCCAAGAAAAACTCAAGAAAAACTCAAGAAAAACCCCAAGCCTAATAATTATTAATGATTCGATGATCGTGCCCCGATTTATACAAATCGAATAATTCCGGGTGTTTTTGATATACCATATACCAAATATTCACCTCCCACATCAACCGGTTTTTTTCCACCACCGTTTCATAACATAACTGTTTCACAAACGCGGCAAATAAAATCAATGAACTCGCGGACCCGCCAAATACACCTCCCGCAAACATCCAAACAATTTGGGAATAAATATCTCCCTGAAACACACTATTCGGATCCCCACAAGTCGCAATCCGGATTTTATCGTATTTCTGATACTGCATCGCCAAGATATTTTCGTGAAACGCCTCGACTATTTTCTCGGTCGCACTCACGTAATGTGCATCGGATTCACTGATATGTTTATCTCGGAATAAATGGAAAATACCGAAATCGATCCAAACAAATTGCTTGGATTTGTATAAATTCAGATCAATGGCTTGGACCATCCATTCGGTTTTATTACATTGAATAAACATATATTCCAAGGTATCCTTTTTCGTATTATCCGTAGCGACCGAATATTCGATTTGGTCTCGGTATCGATATAGATAAAGACTTTCCTTGAGAATCGGAACAAAATGGGTCGAAGGGTAAGACGCCAGGTCTTTCTCGAAATACACCTCGTAGGTTTCGATATCAACGAAAAACACCTTGGGAATAGGGGTTTTCAATAAATGTTTTCCGTATTCAATATATCTTTCGATCGAACGGTCATTGCGCGAATTGATGTTTCCGATAAAGGCGGTCACCAGAGTCAGAGGCTCCATATATAGAATGCCGCCGGTTCTATTTATGTGTTTTCTTGGAAATACGTATATTTCCAAGAAATAAAAAAATAATAAAAAATAAAAAGTAGAAAGGTTACCGATTATACTGTCGGAAAAGACGGTTTATACTGTCGGAAAAGACGGTTTATACTGTCGGAAAAAACTCCCAGTCTAAATCATTACATACCTTTTTCCAAATCATATCCTGTTCCAACTGTTTCTCCCGATCTTTCATCATCGGAATATAAGGTAAATACTGGGTCTGGTCCAAGAGTACGCATAATTGATAAAGCGTATAAGTATAATTGAAGAAATTCGTCCGATTCGCCGGACAATGTAACGCCCAAGGTTTCTGGATTTCGATGAAAAGTACACATAGCGTCTCATGTAATTCCTCATTCATAATCGGCGGTTTGATACCAAATATGGAGTTGATATATTGAATATGTTCGAAATATTTATTAAACCCCAATTTCCGCAAAATCTCCCGCATTTTATCGTAATTAATGAGCCGCATATCCGTAATCCGTTCTTTCTTGATACGTGCACGAATCGCTTCGATAACTTCATCGGGGATTTGCGTGGTTTCCTTGGCTTGGAATTGTGATAAAATTTCCTTGAAATGATTGAGCCTAATATAGGCGGTATAAGAGACTTCATTCGGCGGTTCTTTATTGGACGGCTTGGAACTATCCACAATATAGGTAATAAACACCCCACACATATTATTATTACAAATCATAATCCCCTCTTCGTCTTGGGGAATGAGTTCCCCTTTTCGACATACTTCACAAATATCCGAGGGAATGACGAAATCTTGGAGATTGACTAGTTCATTATTCACGTTTTTCCAATAATTCTGATAAATCGTCTTGGATTGGGCGTATTTATCGGATTGGAGGGTTTCGGATTCGGGCGTTTTCGCGGAAATCTTGAAAAAGGAGTTCAATAAATTGACGTTTTGTTTACCGCCACCAGTGGAAATATCCTTTTTCTGTTCGAAATAATTGAATATATATTTCGAATTATCCAAGAGATACTGCTTTTTCTGGTGTTTCAAAACCTTGACCATGTTTTTCTTGGCTTGGATTTGGTCACGAATATCCATATATTCTTCCAAGGTACCGCCTCCGGCGGCCCGAGACCCCTTCCCTGATCTTAGGTCTTTTGGATTTTTCGGGTTTTCTTGGATATTTTTTGCTTTAGACTTTAATTGCTCGATTTCTTGGAGAAGGGACGGTATTACATTCACATCGTTTTCATGAAAACGGTTGAGCATTTCGGTATGTTTTTCATCAATGGTATTAGAGGCCTGTGACGGTGTCGATTTCGACAATGGAAATTTTTTATTCATCTATATATTCTCATTTCGACCGGTTTATATGATTTTACCAAGAAATCGATTTTGCGGACATTCTTGGAATCAAGTATCCACTAATAACGTATATGAATCATAAAATCGATATTCCGGACCCCCTTCCAAATCAAATACAGGTTTCACGAACGAAATTTCAAAAGATGGTCTTTATCATGAATGCTTTGGAAAATGGATGGACCGTACAAAAAACGGGGGATTCTTACGTCTTTACCAAGAAACACGAGAATCGTCGCGAAATTTATCAAGAAAAATATTTAGAAGACTTTGTGGTTCAGAACGCATCACAAATCAATGTTTTATCCAAATAATCTACGAGAATTGGGATAGACCAACGATTTTATCGGTAATCACCTGGTTTACGTGTATGTTTTTGGTACCGGTCTTGGAAAAAGTAACATATTGAGCGAAATCGTATTTCACCAAAATTATATGTTTATATTGATTCTTTATTTAGCCATTTATTTGAAATTATTTTCTTTGAGTAGTATATAATTCAGCAAAATGGGAGGAGCTTTAATGCAGTTGGTCGCTTACGGCGCACAAGACGTTTTTCTTACAGGAACCCCCGAAATTACCTTCTGGAAGGTTTCATACCGCAGACACACAAACTTTGCTATGGAGAGTATTGAACAGACATTCTCTGGCCAAGCCGATTTCGGACGCCGAGTTACCTGCACCATCTCCAGAAACGGAGATCTGGCTTACAGAACTTACCTCCAGGTGACTCTCCCCGAGATCAACCAGTCCATGGGTCTTAACACAACCGGCCCCGTCTTTGCCCGTTGGTTGGATTTCATCGGTGAGCAGCTGATTGCTCAGGTGGAGGTTGAAATTGGAGGTCAGCGAATTGACCGTCAATATGGTGACTGGATGCATATCTGGAACCAGGTGACCCTTTCCTCTGAGCAGCAGAGAGGTTACTTCAAGATGATTGGTAACACCACTCAGCTTACCTACATCACCGACCCCCTGTTCGCCAACGTCTCTGGACCTTGCGCTTCATCCGGTGGACCCGCCCAGGTGTGTGCCCCCAGAAACGCACTCCCAGAGACCACTCTCTACATTCCCCTTCTTTTCTGGTTTTGCAGAAACCCCGGACTTGCTCTTCCTCTGATTGCTCTCCAGTACCACGAGGTCAAGATCAACCTTGATATCAGACCCATTGGTGAGTGCTTGTGGGCAGTCAAGTCATTGGATGCCGCCACTTCCGCCAGTGTTTCCGCATCGGTTGCTTACCAGCAGTCATTGGTGGCTGCCTCGCTTTACATCGACTATATCTTCTTGGATACCGATGAGCGCAGAAAGATGGCCCAGAATCCTCACGAGTACCTCATTGAGCAGCTCCAGTTCACTGGTGATGAGTCCGTTGGTTCATCTTCCAACAAGATCAAGTTGAACTTCAACCACCCCGTCAAGGAGTTGGTCTGGGTTGTTCAGCCTGATTCCAACGTGGACTACTGCTCTTCTCTGGAGGGTGGTGCCGTTCTTTACAAGACTCTGGGTGCTCAGCCATTCAACTACACGGATGCGATCGATGCTCTTCCTAATGCGATCATGGCTTTCGGTGGACCCAACGAGGTCGGAGCATCCTCTGCATTTATCACCTCCACTGGTCTTTTCCAGATGGCTGGTGCCGCTGATGGATACCCCGGAGCGACTGCCGCCAACTGGGCAACTGTTGGTGCCGCAACCGGAACTGATGGAACTATGTTCAACCCCCAGGGTGGTTCAATGTCCGGATCCTTTGTATCTGATGCCGGAACATTCGTTTTGGCCGAGACTGCCCTCGACATGCACTGCTGGGGAGAGAACCC